GCACTGTAGCCCCCTTAAAACCATTTTAAAAGGCATTCTAATATGGATATGATAGACTACTTGCGAGCATATGGAGGGCAAGTTAAGAACAGGGTAATGAATCCAGGTCAAACTCTTGCCGCTGCCCTTCAACAAGGTATGCCTACACAAGAGAATCCTTTTGGTATGTTTGGGGCTGGTGCAGTTACAAAAATACATGGACTTCCTAATGTGTTTCGTGGAGGACGTGGAGAGTTGCCTAAATGGGATTATGATGTACCGAAAAGTCAAATACCAGAAGGTATGAAGGCTGCAAAAGATGGTCAAGTAATACAGTTAAAAGATGGCACTAAACTTTTCAAACTTGATGATGGTGGTTATACAGATGTAACAGGTAAGATAACTTTCCCTGATTTACAAACCCTATTTGAACACATCAGAAACCCTACGCCACAAGTTGTTCGTAGTAATAGGCTATCTTCACCTTTTTATAAAAACCCACTACCTATGGAAATTCCTGAATGATTACAAATCGTGCAACATTGCTTGATCCAGAAGGTGAAAAAGAGGAGGGTGCATACGAACAAACTCCTGCCGGTAAAAAACTACTATCTTGGTTAAATACCCGCTTAGAAGTATGGAGAGATCATCGCCGTATTGAGTATGAAGATAAATGGCAAGAATACTATCGTATTTGGCGAGGTATTTGGGATGCAGCAGATAAGCAACGGGCAAGTGAACGTAGTCGTCTTATCTCACCCGCCACACAACAGGCTGTAGAAGCCACTGTTGCAGAACTTGAAGAAGCTACTTTTGGGCGTGGGCAGTGGTTTGACATTCAAGACGACTATCTGGATAAAGACAGCAAGGATATTGAATACCTGAAGAATGTTCTTCGGGAAGATTGCGAAGTAAACAAAGTACCTACAGCCATTGCAGAAGCCTATCTAAATGCTGCAATCTATGGTACAGGTATTGCAGAGCTTGTTGTAGAGGAATCCACACGCAGGGTTCCGTCAGAACAACAAATGCTTCCTGGTATTATGGCAAGAGGTATTGAAGAGAAGCCGATTGTCTCTGTTAAATGGAAGAGTATTAGCCCATTTAATTTTCTTATTGACCCTACCTCTACATCAGTAGATGAAAGTCTTGGTGTAGCCATTGAAACAAGCGAGTCTATCCATCGTATTGTCCAAAAGATTCAGGATGGCACCTATTATGATGCAGAATTAGGGTCTTATTCAGAGAAAGATAAGAACCCCTTAGAAGATACGACAACTACCAACAATGATAAGATTAAAGTAACTAAATATTATGGTCTTGCCCCTAAAAACCTTGTAGATGCAGTTAATAATGAAGAAAATGGTAAAGATAAAGACGGAACAGAAGAAGAGGGTGAGTCACTTGACGACTTGGAGGAAAATTGTACGGAGATTGATGCGGACGATGAACTAATTGAATGTATTGTAGTCATTGCCAACGATGATGTATTGCTTAAAGCAATTCCAAATCCGTATATGATGCAGGATAGGCCAATTATTGCCTTCCCTCTCGATAAAATCCCCGATCGCTTCTGGGGTAGGGGTATTGTAGAGAAAGGATATAACGCACAGAAAGCACTTGATGCTGAATTGCGCAGTCGTATTGATGCACTAGCTCTGACTACGCACCCAATGATGGCTATTGATGCTACAAGGCTTCCTAGGGGTGCTAAATTCACTGTGCAACCTGGACAAACCCTTATGTCTAATGGCAACCCACATGAAGTGTTCATGCCATTTACTTTCGGGCAACTTGCACCTACTACATTCAATGCAGCAGCAGACTTTGAGCGTATGGTACAGATGGGCACAGGTGCAATTGATACAGCAGCCCCTACAGGCATTAATGGTCGTAATAGCACAGCATCAGGTATGTCCATGATGCAAGGTGCTGCCTTGAAGCGCCAGAAACGTGCTGTAATGAATGTTCAATACAATTTCCTTATTCCGGGTATTCAGAAAACTGCTTATCGCTACATGCAATTTGATACAGATCGTTACCCAATCAAGGATATCAAATTTATTCCAACGGCTGCTATGGGTATCATGGCAAGGGAATATGAACAGCAAATGAACATCCAATTGCTGTCTATGACACAACAAGGTAGTCCTTTGTTCATGTTACTTATCAAAAATATTTTTGAAAACAGTTCTATGGGTAATCGTGAGGAAGCCTTGGCAACACTTGAGCAGATGATGCAGCCTAATCCACAAGAACAGCAAGCTAAACAACAGATGATGCAAATGGAAATGGCTGATAAGCAAGCTACTGTTGAGTATAAGAATGCACAAAAGCAGCAACTTATCGGTCAATTGATGATTGAAGAGCAACGTCTTAAACTTGATGCTGCCTTGGCGCAACAGGATAAATCTCCTAAAGACCCTGTTGAAGTGCAGCTTAAAGTGGCTGATATGGCGCTTCGTGAGAAACAGATTAATCATCAGATTCAGAAAGAAGTTGCTCAACTTGCTCAAGCAGATCAAGAACTGTCGATTAAAGAGAAGGATATGATGGCTAAACATGCACAAGCAGCAATGAGTGCAATACCTGTTGCACCTAAAGAGTCTGCCCCAATACACCTAAATGTTCAGGTAGATGCTAAACAAGGTAAATCTAGTAAGAAAATTAACCGTGATGCCGAAGGCAATATCACTTCAGTAGAGGAAATCTAAGATGGCACTTAATACACAACTTGCTAATGCAACTGTAAACTCAGAAGCTACGGCATTCTCTGGGCTATGTAATTCTGGTTATATCAAAGTTTATGATGGTACGCAACCAGCTAATGCTGATACAGCTATTACTACACAAACCCTTGGTGTAACCCTTACACTTAATGCAACAGCATTTGGTGCGCCATCTAATGGTGTATTGACTGCAAATGCAATTACTGGTGGCACTGCTGTAGCTTCGATTACACCTACATGGGCTCGTGTATTTGCATCCAACGGCACTACAGTTATTATGGATGTATCTGCTGGTGCTTCAGGTGCTAACTTGACTATTGGTGCATTTACGTCTGGTACGAATGTAACTTGTTCTAGCTTCACTCACACTGTAGCTAAAGCCACGGCAGGTCTATAATGCTTAATCTCGCGAGTACTTCTGATAAACTTCAACTGATTACCTCTGCCGCTGGTGATGTTGAAGTACATGCCTCTTGGGTTGACTTGAACGGTACGACCGTCACACCCGGGCGACTGAACAACGCTAGTATTACAACAGCAACGACAACTGATGTAGTTACATCACCCGGCGCTAGTACTATTCGTAATGTCAAGATGCTAACCATCCATAACAACCATGCAACGGTTGTTAACGATGTTCGTATTGTCCATACGGATGGCACCACTACTGTAGAGATATTTCATGGCACTCTTGGTGTTGCTGAATCATTGATCTGTGGTGAGAGTGGTATCATCAAAATCAACGCTGCTGGTGCGGTTGTATCCTCGAACCCAATAGGTGTAACTGATATTCAGACGTTTACATCTGGAGGAACATGGACTAAACCAACCACGTTCACACCGACCATGACTATGGTGAAGCTATGGGGTGGCGGAGGTGGCGGGGGTGCTGGTGCTTCGCTTGCAACTGCTGTTGTAGCTAAAGGTGGTGGAGGAGGTGGTGGCGGGGCGCATGCGTGGGCGCTATATCGAACATCAGACCTTGCTGCAACTGAATCGGTTGCTGTAGGTGCTGCTGGAACTGCAGGTGCTCGTGGTGCTGCTGGTGCTGCTGGTGGTGCGGGAGGTGTTGGTGGTACAAGTTCTTTCGGCACATTACTCTATGCCTATGGTGGCGGGGGTGGCGCTGGTGGTGCTATCTCTGCTGCCGTTACAGGCGGAGGTGGAGGTGGAGGTTCAGGAAGTGCTGGAGGAATAGGAACAACAGCGGGAGGTGCTGGCGGAACGCCATATGCTAATAATACAGCCCCTACGTCATCAGTCAGTGGTGGAGGTGGCGCTATCGGTTCCATAGTGGCTTCTGTAACATCTGGATGTTGTGCAGAGTATGGGGGTGCTGGTGGTTGTGGATCAGCAAACCCACCTGTAGCTGGTGGTGGGGGAAGTTCCTCTATTTGGGGTGGCGGTGGTGGAGGTACAGGTGGTAGTCACACAGCTACACCAACCACTATAGCGCCTAATGCTGGAGGCAAATCTGGAGCATATGTTGTAGGTGGTGGTGGTGCTGCTGGTACAGATGGCGGTGGCGCTGCTCCCGGTGGAAATGGCTCTGCTGGTGCAGATGGTAACTCCACGGTTGGAGGTTCTGGAGGTGGTGGTGGCGGTGCTACAACACAAGCATCTGCTGCTGGTGGTAACGGTGGTAATGGTGGCCTTGGCGGTGGTGGCGGAGGCGGCGGTGGTGTAGGTATGAATCCCGGCCTTGGTGGTAACGGTGGCGTAGGTGGTGGTGGGTACGCTATCGTACTGTCTTGGTAAGTAGATCATGGCAAAAGCAGGGTCATTCGATAGAGATTTAGTACCCGCTGGATGGTTTGACCTTGAATCAACTGCCGATGGTTGGTTTGATGTAAACCTACTTGGTGTTTCTGTATCTGGTAATGATAGTGTTTTAACATCTTCACAGGCGCAGACAGCAGCGGGTAGTTTTACATTAACTGTAGACTGTTCTGTTACAAGCAGTCAAGGGCAAACATCCTCACTTACAACAGCACTTAACTTAAGCAGCACATTATCAAGCTCTCAGGCACAAACAGCTTCAGCAGCTTTTGATAGGTTCTTAAGTGGCCTTTTAACAACTTCTCAAGCCCAAACTGCACAGGGAGAACTTGCACAAGATGGTGTTGTAAACTGTACAATAAGTAGTTCACAGGGTCAGACAGCAGCATGTGAAGCTGTTGTTCCAGTAATAAACAGGGGTGGTACTAGAAGAAAACCGCGTAAACAACCTGATTGGCTACGAAAACTTCTTGCATCTTTTGAAGAAGATGAATCTGTAGAAAATCTGATAGCAGAAATAAAAGAGAAACCTGTAGAGGTTCTTGAAGAAGTAAAAGAAAGTGTTGAATATACAGATGTTGATATTATTAAAATCTACAAAGTTATCTTGGAAATTGAGAAAATAAAATACAAGAAACTAAGCAGACAGCGCAGAGAAGAGGAAATATTACTATTACTTTAAATTACTATTGACATTTTACAAATAATATGATAGTATAAATTTATAAATACTTGTTTACATTAAACGGAAAGTATGATAACTAAAGAGTTACAAAAGTACTACGAAGACAGGTTTGATATGTTCTCTACTCAAGGTTGGATAGATTTTATAACCGATATTGAAGAACTTAGAAAACCTCTTTTCAACATTAAATCAATCAAAACACAAGATGATTTGCAATTCCGGAAAGGTCAAATTGATATCATTGATTGGGTTTTGGGTCTTAAAGAAATATCCGAGAAAGCATACAAAGATTTACAGGAGTTTGAATAATGCCCCTGTATGATTGCAAGTGTGCTTCTGGGCATAAATTTGAGAAGTTGTTAAAAATGGATAATATCAGGAACACCCTGGAATGTCCTGAATGTGGGGAAGATGCTTACACAGTAATTTCTCCCGTTCGTTCTAAGCTAGATGGCTGTGACCCATCATTACCTGGTGCATATTTCAAGTGGGAAAATGACAGGGCAAAGCGTATGGCTAAGAAGAAGTAAAGGTAAATACTCATCCTGAGTACCCTTTTGTATATCCTATAATCTAAAAGAGACAGGAAAATGGCAGAGATTTTGAATGATCTGATTGAAGAAGAAGGTACTCCCGTAGAGGAGTTGGCCCAAGAAGCACCACAAGTTGAGCAAGCAGAAGAAGAGGTGATCCCAGAGAAATTTAAGGGTAAATCAGCTAAAGACATCGCAGACAGCTACATCAATTTGGAAAGGGAATATGGTAAGAAGGCCCAAGAAATTGGTGAACTTCGTAAACTTACCGACCAAATTCTACAACAACAAATCAACCAAACACAACACAAAGAAACACCTGAACCAGAAATTGAAGATGCAGATTTCTTCGTTGATCCTCAAAAAGCCGTTCAAAAGGCTATTGAAAATCATCCAAAGATTAAACAGTATGAACAGCAAGCTGTTTTGGCTCAACGACAAGCAAACCTTGAACGGTTTGCTGCAAAGCATGGTGATTATGAAGATGTATTGAAAGAAGATGACTTCCAGAAATGGATAGGGGCTTCTCCAGTACGTCAACGATTGTTTGCACAAGCAAATAGCAATTACGATTTTGAAGCTGCTGATGAAATCTTTAGTCAGTATAAAGAACGTAAACAACTTATTGCTGGTGCAAAGCAACAATATTCAGACAATCGTGAAGCAGCTTTGAAAGCATCTTCTGTACCCACCGGAAATAACAGTGCGGAATCTGGTAAAAAGGTCTATCGGCGTACTGACTTAATCCGTCTTAAAATGACTGACCCAAGCCGCTATGAAGCATTGTCTGATGAGATTCAGAAAGCCTATGCGGAGGGTC